CTGCAACGTTATGGAAGATTATCATGTTAGCGTGGTCTTATGAAAATAATTTAGCAATACCTGCAAAAGATGAGAAACGCGCAATTACTGGTGGTTTATCGAGATTATTAAACGTTGGGTTTTCAAAGAACATTGTGAAGTTTGACTACTCGTCACTTTATCCATCAATTCAATTGGTATATGATGTGTTCCCCGAATGTGATGTTATGGGTGTACAAAAATCAATGTTAAAATATTTCCGTAACATTCGTATTAAGTATAAACATCTTGCTGGTGAATTGAAAGATAAAGACCCTGTTATGGCGGAAATGTATGACCGTAAACAATTACCAATTAAAATCTTTATTAACGCGTATTTTGGTTCATTGTCTGCACCACAAGTATTTCCGTGGGGTGATATGAATATGGGTGAAACCATTACATGTGTTGGTCGTCAATGTTTACGTATGATGATTATGTTCTTCCTAAAGAAAGGATATAAACCACTCGTAATGGATACGGATGGTGTGAACTTTGAAACTCCTGAAAATGTGAATGATACTGTTTATGTGGGTAAAGGATTGAATGAGTTAGTTGTTGAAGGTAAAGAATATCGAGGTATTGAAGCTGACACTGCGGAATTCAATGACATCTTCATGAGAAATGAAATGGGATTGGATATTGACTACGTTGCTCCCGCTTGTATTAATGTTTCTCGTAAGAACTACATCATCAAAATGATGAAGAAAGGTAAGGAGAAAATCAAATTAACAGGTAATACAATTAAGTCTAAAAAATTACAAACATATATTGTTGAGTTTTTAGATGAAGGTTTAAAACATCTATTAAATGGTGATGGTCTTTCTTTTGTCGAGTTGTATTATGATTATGTTGAAAAAATTTATAACAAAGAAATTCCATTATCAAAGATAGCAAATAAGGCGCGTGTCAAACAATCGGTTGAAGATTATAAAAGATACATTAAAAAGACAACTAAGGCGGGTTCATTAATGTCTCGACAAGCACATATGGAACTTGTTATTCAGAATGATTATCCTGCAGGATTAGGTGATACAATTTATTATGTTAATAATGGATTTAAAAAATCTGATGGTGATGTACAAAAAATAACAAAACCAACAAAGAAAGCACAAGATGAATATTTGGCAACACATGGTGTGGCGATGCCGTCAGAATATTTAAAAATCAATTGTTATATGATTGATGAGAAAGAAATATTAAACAATCCCGATTTAAAAGGTGATTACAATGTTGCACGTTATCTAAGTAATTTTAACAAACGTATGGAACCATTACTTTGTGTTTTTAAAACTGACATACGTGATGATATTTTAATTGAGGACCCAAAGGATAGACAATTCTTTACTAAATTACAATGTGATTTAATTAATGGTTATCCATTAAAAGAAGACGGACAAGATAAATTTGATGAGGTAATGACACTATCGGATAGTGAAGTTATTTTTTGGAATAGAATCGGTAGAGATCCATTCTTTATGTATGTAGAGGATAGTTTAGAATTAGCTGACCAATATTGGGTTGACCATAATAGGAAAGTAGTCTCATTACAAGCTGAAAGTATTAGAAGTAATGAAGATGAAATTATAGAAACTAATGGTAATGATTATGCATTACACGCAGTAGAATCTTAAATTACATTATAAGGGGATTGGAACGGTCTGTACTTTAACGCTTTGTTAAGGTTCTCCGCTTCATTCCCCTTTCTTTCAAGAATTTTTTCAGGACGAAGTCTCTCAAGTCTTTGCATTAATTCCTCAACCAACTTCATTCTTTCATCTTTAGCTTCGGTTAATAACGATGAGTAATCAAGTTTTACTTGACTGTCGGGAACTTGTAAATCCCCTGAAAACTTACCCCAAATTCTTGCTAAACCTTCTTTAGCATAAGCAATCAAATATTTTCTAACCCAATTTTGTGCGGGTTTATTTAAAGTGTCCCATGTAAGTTGCTCGGTATCAACATCAGAAGGTAATTTAATAACGTCTTTATTTTTATCCAAACAAGTATCTCTATCCATAGTTTCGTAATACCAATACCAAACTTTATAGTTATTTCGTTTAATATTACCAAAATCAAATCTGCCACCCGGTACATTATGTAAATGAATTAATTTTGTTCCGTTTGGACCTGCGGTAACTCTATAAGTTAATTCTCCACCAATTAATCTGTTTTTAAGACTTCTATCTTGCATTCTTAATAAAAGGTCAAATGCTGGCATCATAAAATAAGAACCAGACATACCTACTTGAGCAAATCCACCCACACCACCAAATCCAACACCACCTAATCCACCAAAACCACCTAAAAACGGGTCAACAATAGAGTCCGTCAATTCGGCTCTTGTAAACCATAAAAGTTCGTTTAATTCCCTACCAGCTGGTATTGAATACGTTTGAACATTAGCTTCAAGTTCGATAAAATCTTTCTTTAATTCCCAATCACCACCCGCCTGTAAACCTACAATTTTAGAATATGAGTGTGAATATTGAGTTTCGTAATCTAAACTCCTTGTGGTAAATGCTCTTGTTAATGACTGAGTATCAACATCCAATCCCGCCAACGCCGACCACTGAGATTCAATCAACCAATCTGAAACGTATTGTTCGTATTCAGAAAGGGATAGTTCCATAAAGGTGTCCATTTGTTCCTCCGTTAGTTCAATTCCACGAACTGGCATACCTAACAAGTGGAAAACCTGTGTGTATAACTTCTCTTTTTCGGGTTGTGATATTATAGTTGCACTCATATTATTTGGTATATTACAATAAATATCTTATATTTGTATTATGATAACAGAAAAGGAATTTAAGGAGATTTATAGTGCGGTCAAATTATATGAACCCCTTATGAAAATCATCAATCGACAACTCAAATTAGTAAATTTTGAGGAAGTGAAACAATATAGACATGGAAGGGGAGTTGAGATATTGAAAAACAATATATGGTATTGGTCTTGGATGAATTCAATTAACACCAATTATACCGCAATATATCAAATTATTAAGTTTATTAGCCAAAAAGAAACTCGTAAAATAAAGTTTTTAGATTTTGTTTCGGATAAAAAAGATGACACTTTAAAATACATAGAAGAGTGTATTGTAAAATATAGACAAGACATTTTTACACCGGGTTCCGAAGTATTTAAAAACATGTTTTTTGCTACACAATGGACTTGGAATAGGGGTATAATATCTACAATTAATTGTGTATTAACATTAAAAACTCGTTATGATATTAAATGTGATAATCTAAATTTCGAAAGAGGTGAAGATGTTGATATGAGGAAGGGGACCGACATGTTTTTGTTTTTTGAAGACGAATTTAGAAGCTCCCAACATAAATCAGTAAAAATTACAAAAAATGGAAATTTTTACACATCAACAAATGTCCACTATAACGAAAACACATATCGAAAAAATTTGGATTTATTAACATTTGAAAGTGATAATGAAATTCATATATTTCGAAACTCTAAAAGGATCGAGGATAATCTTTGTGGGATGGATAAACAAAATCATTTTTTTATAAGTGAAGATTTACGCATAGACACTATTCCAATAGAACAACTTGAAATAAAGGAGATACTGAACGAAATGAATAATTTATGTAAAGAAAATAGTGTAGTTTTCGATTTTAAAAATAATGAGTCTTCTTTAAATTATTTTGAAGGGAACGAAAAAAGTTTTACGTTTTATTTAAATGATATTAATGACGAAAAAATTGTAAAAATAGTATCAGATAAACTTTATGTATTAAAGCAACGCTTTGAGCAAGTCCTTACTGAATGATTCTGAATATTCCCCGTCACCCATTACTTGGTCGATGACGTTCTTTTTCTTTTGTAAAATATTATAGATTACTTTTTCAACGGTGTTCTCAAATACAGGGTAGTATACGAGAACACTATTTTTTTGTCCATATCTATATGCTCTATCTTCACCTTGTGAATGGTCTGCAGGGACAAATGATAAGTCATTCATAATAACAACTTCAGCGGCGGTTAATGTAATACCCACACCCGCAGCTTTAATGTTACCAATGAATACTTTTATTTTATCATCATTTTGAAATCTATCAACAGAGTCTTGTCTTTTATCTTTAGACATACGACCATCAAGTGTTACGGAATTCTTTTTATATTTTTCATGTAACATATCAAGAGTCATCGTGAAGTTAGTTAATATGATAACCTTCTTACCTTGCTCTAAACATTTGTCAATTAATTCACATGTATACGGTATCTTCTCATAGGAGATTAATTGTCTAATTTTCATTAAACGATTTAACGTAACACTAATAGTTTCATCGTCTTTTTTGTCATTACTGATACGTGTAAACTCCTCTAACTCCTCATCATACATCTTACTTGTTAACTCAACAAACACAGGAGTAACAATTTTTTCAGGTAAATCAAGGATGTCGGTTTTCATTCTTCTTAAGACAACATTTTTTGTTCGTTCTCTTAATTCATCTAAATTACTTGCACCACTCGTATTCCAAACTTTACGATTACCAACACTAAATTGAAATCCTTTACAATATCTTCTAACGTATGTTTGCCAATTCAATGTTAAAGGAGACTCAACGATTTTTAATAAGTTAAAATAATTGATTGGTCTTGATGTCATTGGTGTTCCTGTCAATAACCAAACTTTCGGAATGGTCTCAAGAACGTCATTTAATAAACGTGTTCTATTTGCGGTAGAATTAGAAATGTAATGTGCTTCATCTACGATTGCCAAGTCAAAGTTGGCATTAACCAATAATTTATAATCGTCGCTATCCTCACTTTTGTCTGTAGTGTGGTAGTTCTTAATAATATCGTAATTAATAATGTAGAAATCAAAAGTAGAGCCCCATTTACGTCCTTCGACAATTAAAACTTTTCTATCTGAATAGTTTCTTATTTCCCTTTCCCAATTTATTTTTAAAGATGCGGGACACACTATAAGTATCTTTCTTGCTTTACTTTCTAAAGACGCAATTACTGCGGATGTTGTTTTACCAAGACCCATGTCATCTGCCAAAATGAATTTATCATTTGCCAATAGTTTTTCTATTGCAATTTTTTGATGATCCATCGGTGGTCTAACACTATAGGGTGAATAGTCAATTATTCTATCTAACTTCTTTTCGGGTTGAACGATTGCTGCTTTAGGTAACCAAAACGCAGTGTTTTGTTCACTATCTAAAATCTTACCCCAAATATGAAACGCCTTTTCAGAGTCACATAATAATTTTTCACACCAAATTTGTTCAACGGGTTTAGTTAAAAGTTTCTCCTCCATTAACTTCTCACCGAACGTACTAACTATTTTAATGTATTTGCGTGCAACCTTTGGAGTTACGTCTTTGTATTTCATAACGTACTCCGCTTGAGGTCGAGTTAATTTAAAGTTTTTTACATCTGTAAATTTTCTCTTCCATTCCAATAATTGATTATTGGAACCCTCATATGTCAACAACAGTTCTCTAGCTTCTATTTCAGGTATCATAACTTCTTATAAAATATACATAAATAGAATGGAAGATTAAACTATTTATTAAGATATGAATAACAAACTACCAATAACAAGATTAGGTAAATTCTTCTCAAAAGACGATTTTGATATTAATATTCAAATGGGTCAGGAATACCTACATGGGGACTTAAACATGAAATTGGTCCTTTATCGTGTGGATAGAGGTAAAACTGAGACGGATGCAATTTATGCCGAGGTGGGTAAAGATGAAGTTAAATTTTTCCCTCCAATCGAATTTAATGCATTAGTTAAGATTGACGAACCTAAAAATTCGACATATAAAAATGGTTTGATTCGTTATAATGAGCCAGGTAATTTAACGTTATCTGTTTACATTAGACATTTAGAAGAACTAAAAATAGATATTAGATACGGTGATTACATTGGTTATGCGGATTCTGAAGACAAGATAAGATATTATACTGTGTCAAATGATGGTAAAGTTACATCGGACAATAAACATAAAATGTTTGGTTATAAACCTCATTACCGAACTATAACCTGTGTACCAACACAACAAGGGGAATTTAGAGGAGTATAATATGGGAATACCTAAAAGAAAAAACAATATTGATGTTTACGGTGGTAAGGAATATTACGAAGGTAAACAAATAGTAGAAAGAAGACAGGAGTTATTGGATAGGATTACCAAATCTGACTCATATCTACCTGACTCTATTTTACATGACGATTTAGACGGAGGTATGCTTAGTTTCGTAAAGGAAAACTTTGTAATTGCAACTGACGGTAAAAAAATACCCGTAATCCCAAAAATCCTAACAATACAAAGATGGGGGGAGTTTTCAAATAATTGGGAGTTCTCCGATGACGATGGAAATGTTGAATTACCATTCATTGCGGTAATCAGAAAACCTGACGTACAACCAGGTACAAATCCTGTAGTTCAAAGAACTATACCTGATAGAAGGACTTTTTATTATGCCTCAGTTCCAACATGGAACGGGACACAGGCTGGTGCCGACATATATAAAATGCCACAACCTGTTGCGGTTGACATTACATTTGACGTTACTATTATCTGTAATAAATTCAGAGATTTAAATAAATTCAGTAAGATTGTGATGCAAAAATTCTCATCAAGACAATCTTATACTACGGTGAAGGGTCATTATATTCCTATTGTTTTGGATAGAGTTGAAGATAATACCCCTATGGAAACAGTAGACGGTCGTAGGTTCTATATTCAGAATTATACATTCACTATGTTAGGTTTCTTAATTGATAGTGAGGAGTTTGAAGTAAAACCAGCAGTTAGTAGAATGTTTCTTTTAAATGAATTCATTCAAAATAAAGGATACCAAAAGAAATTTATCAATAAAACAATTGATATAACGGTAATCACTTTTCCTGGAGATGGTTTACAAACAACTTTTAGTGTTGGTGAAAGTATTGGATTTTTATTTAATGTATCGGTTAACGGATTAATACAGGAAAGAGATGTTGATTACTATCACGTATCAACAACATCAAAAATAACATTTACAGATGCGCCTTACGAGGGTAGTCAAATTACAATAACATACTATAAGGGTAAAAATAATGTTTGGGTTGATAACTACGGTAAACCTGTTCAATTAACTCATGAATCTTTTGAGTATGATGGGTCTTCTTTAGTGTTTAATGTTAACAACTCAATTGACAGTGTGGTTACTTTAGATATAAACGGTCTTGTTCAAGAGGAAGGTGTTGGGTTCGACATTAGTGGTCGAGATACTGTAACATTGAATGGTGAACCTTTAATCGGTGATAGAATTAATATTACCTATCTATATTAATCGTCACCGTATAAATCCCTCTTTTTAGGTTTACAATAATCCTCAATCCATTTTTCTAAAACTTTATAGATTTTAAGTCCATTTTTATCACAATGGATTTTTAACATTTCGTGATGTTTTTCACTAATCTTTACGTTTTTCGTTTTGTTTTCTTCAGTCATAGATAAAAAAAGATAATTAAAGATAAATAACTATCTTATTTAAAAAAATTACGGAAATCTTTCATAAAAACAAAGATATTTATAGAATAACTAATAAAAATAATTAACCAAACATTAATCGATGGCAAATTCAAACAGAGTATTCGTTTCTCCAGGTGTCTACACATCAGAGAAAGATTTAACATTCGTGGCACAGAGCGTCGGGGTAACAACTTTGGGTTTAGTGGGTGAGACTTTAAAAGGTCCAGCATTCGAACCATTGTTGATTACAAATTTCGACGAATTTAGAACATATTTTGGTGGTACATCTCCTGCAAAAGACGAAGGAGGAAACCTAAAATATGAATTACCTTATGTGGCAAAATCTTATTTACAAGAATCAAACCAATTATTTGTAACCAGAATCTTAGGATTGACTGGATACAAACCATATAAATCATTCGGTATTAAATCCTTAGGTGGAGTAGTTGTAAACACTGGCGCAACACCAACGGAAGATACATCAGTTATGGACCCGAGAACATTAACGGGAATGACAAACAGTTCATTCTACACACATTTAGATGGTGTGAATTCATGGTCAGGAAACACAATTGCAGAATACGTTCAAACACAACTTAGTGGTTACACACCAACAAGTGGTAATAACGGTTTTTGGTTTACTATTGGTTTGGTACCGTCTGATGAGTTATCTTCGTTAGATAACGCTAAAGAAATTGATTCACCATTAACGGGTAATAAAACTGATGGTAATAGTAACGGAAAAGAATGGTATAACACATGTTTCCGTAAAACAGGAAGTACCGATTCAACAATTGTTTCAGTATATTCTTATCTTTTTGTTTATAATAACGTAAACGGAGGATTTGACGTGAAGAGATTTACTTATCCTGCATCATTAAATACAGACTTCGCAGATACGGTTGTAGCGGTTTTAAGATCAAGAGGTCATTACAATAATGTTCAAGAATTATTATTAGAAGTAACTAACAATAGTGACTTTGCATTATCATTAAGTCCTAATTTTGATATAACAACTAATCCATTATCAGAATTTGTTATCAACGTAACAGGTGACACCGACGGTGCTAAAACTTTTACTTGTTCATTAGACACGACATCAACAAAATACATTAGTAAAGTTTTAGGAACTGGTGTTTTTGAAAAATCATACAGAGAATTTCCTCTTTATGTACATGAAGTTTATCCTAACTTATTAAAATCGGCTTTCGAAAGAGGTCAAATTAGAGGTTTAAGTTTAGACGAAGTATACAATTTAGAAGGAGATAATTTCTTAAGAGAGTGGGATACTACATTGTCACCAATGGTAGTTTCTGAAGTAAGAGGTGGTAAAGTTTCGGATTTATTCCAATTCCAAACTATTTCTGACGGTGACTCTGCAAATTTTGAAATTAAAATTACAATTCAAAATATTAACCTTGAAACGGGTGACTTCGATGTGTTAATCCGTGATTTCAATGATACCGATGAAAACATTGTTGTATTAGAGAAATTTTCAAGATGTTCAATGAACCCTGATTTACCAGGATATATCGGTAGAAAAGTCGGTACTTCTGATGGTGAATACGAATTACGTTCTAAAATTGTAACATTAGTTTTAGCGGATAACCATCCTGTAGATGCAATTCCTGCTGGTTTCAGAGGTTTTACAACTGAAACAAATTTCTCAGGTAAAACTCAAGGTGGTATTGTTTACAAAACTCAATACCAAGAGGCTGGTGATGTTGTAAGATACAATTCAGACGGTTCTTCTATAATTGAAGCGGGTGACAAGATTAGAAAGGTAACTTTAGGTATGTCATCTCAAGTAGGTTACGATAGAGATTTATTGAAATTCAAAGGAACAGGTGCTGAAGAGTACACATATGGTTTCCACTTATCAAAAAATGCTGCAACTATCACAGGTGCAACACCAAGTGGATATATGTTTAAAACAACACCATACGACTTGGAAGGTCAAGCAGACGCAACAAATGGCATTACCAATAAATTATTAACTGTAGCAAATCGTAAATTTACAATGGCGGTTTGTGGTGGATTTGATGGATGGGACATTTACAGAGGTGTAAGAACTTTTGGTGATGGTTTCATATTCGGAAAAACAACCTATGTAAGTGGTAACACAAGAAACAGTGGTGTTTTTGACGAATATAACGGAAACTCAGACTATTATTCATACTTAGCAGGTATCAACACCTTCGCTAACCCTGAAGCAGTAGACATTAACGTATTTGCCACTCCGGGTATTAACTTCTACGACCAAAGTTCATTAGTTAATCAAGCAATTGATATGGTTGAAAACGATAGAGCGGATTCATTATATATTATGAACTCACCTAACGTTACAGGAACGACAGCCGCGGAAGATGTGGTAGGTTTCTTAGATGATGCTGCTATTGATTCTAACTACTCAGCAACATATTGGCCTTGGATTCAAGTGAGAGATGTGGATAACGCTACTCAACTTTATATTCCACCAACAGGTGAGGTATTGAAGAATATCGCATTAACCGATAATGTATCATATCCTTGGTTTGCAGTCGCTGGTTACTCAAGAGGTTTGGTAAATGCAATCAAAGCGTCTAAAAAATTAACTTTAGATGAAAGAGATGAACTTTATAAAGCTAGAATTAACCCAATTGCTACGTTCTCTGATACAGGTACTATCATTTGGGGTAACAAAACTCTTCAAGTTAGAGAATCTGCACTTGACAGAATCAACGTAAGAAGATTGTTATTAAGAGCAAGAAAATTGATTTCAGCAGTTGCAGTTAGATTGTTATTTGAACAAAACGACGAACAAGTTAGAAATGAATTCTTGAGATTGGTTAACCCAATTCTTGAATCAATTAAGAAAGAAAGAGGTTTATACGAATTCCGTGTAACCGTATCAAATGATCCAGAAGATATTGATGCGAACACATTAAGAGGTAAGATTTACATCAAACCTACTCGTTCTCTTGAATTTATCGATGTTGAGTTCATTATTACACCAACAGGAGCATCATTCGACAACGTATAATCTCTGAATGGGTATATAAAAAATAAGAAGGGAGGACTTTTGGTCCTCCTTTTTTATATAAACACCTTTACAGGTGGAATAGTAATGTTCCACGGGGAACCAATTTTTATAACAATTATACTTTTATACTACACCCAGAATACTGGAACTAGATATACTAGTATTTATTATTATATTTTATTTAATTAAGTAAAAGCTTTTTATTTATTCTGGAACTAGATACTGGAGCCTGTAAAAAACTAACGAATAAAATTGATAAAATCAAGTCCTTTTGAATAATAAACCAAAAAAAAATTATTTTGATTTAGGATATATTTATAAGAAAGTAAAAATAACAAAAAAAACTTAACAAATACAACATGGCAGATTTATTAATGAAAATGCCGGCTCCATATGAGCCGAAAAGAGTTAACCGATTTATCGTTAGATTTGACTCATCTTTGGGTATCAACGAATGGTTCGTAACCTCAGCCGCTAGACCAAGTGCGAAAATTAACTCAGTCGCAATTCCCTTCTTGAACACTTCAACATATGTTGCTGGTAGATTTGAGTGGAATGAGATTCGTGTAACATTTAAAGACCCAATCGGACCTTCAGCGTCACAAGCGTTAATGGAATGGTTCCGTTTACATGCTGAGTCTGTAACAGGTAGAATGGGTTACGCGGCGGGATATAAGAAAAACGTAGATTTAGAAATGTTAGACCCAACAGGTGTTGTGGTTGAAAAATGGAAATTAGAAGGTTGTTTCATCACTGATTTAAACTTCAACGAACTTGACTATTCAAGAGACGATTTGGCTTCAATCACGTGTTCTTTAAGAATGGATAGATGTATCCAGATTTACTAATAATAAACTAATCTGTCATATCAAAAGGTGTTATTTTTATAACACCTTTTTTATTTTATAAACTTTACTTTACGATAGTTATTAGTTAAATTTAGAGTATGGAACAATTACGAATAGACCCTTCAATCGCATACGACGTTGTTGAATTACCAAGTAAAGGTATTCACTACGCAAATAAAAAGAAATCACTACGGGTTGCATATCTCACGGCATCCGATGAAAACATTCTAGCGGCACCAAGTTTAGTTTCAACAAACAGTGTTGTTACTGAATTATTAAAGAGAAAGATTCTCGATAGAGATATTTCTATTGATGAAATTGTTGAGGAAGATAAACAAGCAATCTTAATATTCTTAAGAAATACCGCGTTTGGTTCTGAATATACAATTAATACTGTTGATCCAAAAACAGATCAACAATTTACATTTGATGTTGATTTATCCTTACTTAAAGTTAAAGATTTTAATTTAAAAGAAGACTCAAATGGTGAATACACCTACTTTATGGAAAGGTCTAAAAAAGAAGTAACCTTTAAATTCCTTACTCAAAAACAAGAAAACGAAATTAAGGACATTGAGAAAAGTTGGAGTGGACTTGGTATTGCACCAATTGTAACCAAACAACTTGAAATGATGATTCAATCTGTAGGTGGTGTTAGGGACAACATGTCAATTAGAGATTTCGTTGAAAATTTACCAATTAAAGATTCTCAAGATTTTAAGAAATTCGTAAGAGAAAATAAACCCGGTCTCGATTTGACCCAAACAGTAACCACCCCGTCAGGAGACACAATCCAAGTTGAAATTGGGTTCGGGGTTGAGTTTTTTCGTCCTTTCTACGGATTATAAAAAAGGACAATTAGATGAATTTTTATTCTTAATTAAAAGAGGTTTCACATACGGTGATATTTTAACTATGCCCGTATGGGAAAGACGTTATTACGTTAACTATTTAATAGAAATAGAAAACAAGAAATAATCTATTTATAGTTATGGCGAATCCTATCGATCAATTAGATGATATTTTAAAAAACTCAACAAGTAGAGAAGACTTTGCAACCAAAGTTGAAGCAGCTGGATTAGGTACGAAATCTTCAGCGAGAAATTTTTATGATCGAAAAATGAGGATGAGTCCTCCTACATCAACTAATACCTCAACTAATACTTCAAAACCAACGAATTTCACGGGAGACATTGCAGGTGGGTTAAAAGGAATTTTGGATACGTTTCAAACTAATTCTGATTATGGAAGAATTACAGATAAAGAAGAATACAATATCTCAAATGTTCTAGAAAACATACAAAAAAATGGTTTATCAGCCAACGCTATATTAGGACAGGGTAAGGATGTTATTCAACAAATAACCAATCAATTGGCAATCGAGGCTCAATTAAGAACCGACATTAATGAAAGTACGGGACTTGCTGGAAAATTATCAAAAGATGTCAGAACTGAAATTGTTGAATCTACAAGTCAAGCGGTTAGATTTGGTTATGGTATTGAAGATATTACAGGTGCATTTGAAAATTTAATACAGGAAAGTGGTAGATTTAATATAGTTAACCAACAAACCTTAGAAGGTGCGTTAGGAGTTTCGAGAGCATTTATTGGTGATTATAAAGAAATTGGAAAAGTATTCAATGAATTTGAAAAAGTTGGGTTTGGTGCTAGAAGTGCAATACAAGCGATTGATAAAGCCGGTAGAGAATCTCAGGGTTTAGGTTTAAGAGGAAAAACTACCGTTAAAGACATAAGAGAAAATATTGATAAATTAAATCAGTATGGGTTTCAAAAAGGTATTGACGGATTAGCACAAATGTCAAGAAAAGCTGCTGAATTCAGAATGAGTATGGGTGAAGCCTTTAAAGTGGCGGAGAGTGTCATGGACCCTGACAAAGCAATTGAATTATCAGCAAATTTACAAGTATTAGGTGGTGCTATTGGTGATTTTAATGACCCGTTAAAATTAATGTACATGGCCACAAACAACGTTGAGGGGTTACAAGATGCATTAATCGAAGCTGCCGGAAGTTTAGCCACATATAATTCAGAACAAGGTAGATTTGAAATTACTGGTGTTAATTTAAGAAGGGCTCAGGCTATGGCTAAGGAATTAGGTGTAGACTACAAAGAACTTACAAGAGGTGCAATTGCATCACAAGAAAGATTGGCAG